GGTTTGTCAACCTTTTGCCACGGGGATGAGTTGCCGCCCTTGCGAGCGACCTCTACCCATTGATCTCCTTCGTTGTAACCCCGGAGGTCGGTAGAGATATTGACGTTCGGGAATGCAGCCAGAAGCTCTGCGTCGTTGAGCAGAATGTCGACCACAGCGGCCTCCGAGTCGCCTTGAAGCGGAATGCTCCAATTAACCCCCATCAGCCCTCCCTCAGTCTAATCATGAAATCCCGATGATGCTCAGGCCCCATGATGTGGTTCCATACGCCTGGGACGCCGAGTACGTCGTACTCAACACCCCTCCAAATGATGCGATCCGAGAACTGGACATCCGTACCAGCCGGTGCCCACACTCGGTAAACCTGCTGAATGAACTCCCGTTCGGCATTCTTTTCCTGCAGGAGCTTTTCAGACAAGATGAAAGACTGGACGTTGCAACCAGAGATAGTGGTCTGCGTCGCATTCGCCCAGTCACGATACTGGGAGTTGTCTCGAGTGGAGGTCGCGAAGGACGCTCTCACTACGATGACTGACTCAATTCCTAGAGGTCTCACTGGACCTCCTTAAAGGGTCGGGAGATTGGGGGACCTGCCGGGGAACGATCGGGGTCCAAGCTTCCAGGTCTGCTCAGTCCGCTTGTAGCTGTCCAGGGTGTCCTGGCCAAGCCCTGCAACCGACATGACGTCGTCAGTCTGGTCCTTCGTGTTGTACGTCTCGGTCACGTCGCCGACGCGATACTGGGACAAGTTGTTCGGGTTGTTAATCATGAACCGAACCTGCTCAGTGACGTAGGTCTTGATGTCCGTCGGAGGTGTCTCATAGCCGTAGGTCAATACGACGTCGTAGACGCCGTGGGCCTCGAGGTTGTAGAGAGTGTTCAGACCGTCATACCCATAGAAGGTTGTGCAACTAGGAATATGGACGGCCGTCACATCGCCGACAGCGATGATCGGCTCAGGAGCCAGGGCAAGCTCTCCATAGTAGTCCGCCTGCTGGCGAACCACCTCATTCTCGTGGAGGGTGAACGTGACGCCCGTGTAGGTCTCCACGTAAGAAGAGACGCCGTCGATGAAGTACTGGGCCTGGGCAATCTGGTCACCCACAAGGGTTCTACCAAGGGCAGCCTCTAGCTCAGCGATGGTGATGATACCAGCCACTATGTCAGCCTCTCCACTGCCTCGCAGAAGGCAATCAGTTCGAGTTCCGTCTGCTCCCAGACCTCGGTGGACCGAGCAAGAGCATTCTTTGATGCTTTTCCATACCCCGATGGGGTCAGAACCTTCTTCAGTGCCACCTCCCAAGCGTCTATCTGGGCCTCTGTCCACTCGCCCGGCAGACCACCGGGGATGGACGTCTGAGGGGCGTCTACGTACGTTCCAGTCGCTCCCAGAGCCTCTCTAAGGCCCTCAGTGGGGCTAGCTAGGGTTGGGATACCACTTGCCGCAGCCTCGAGGGCGACGCGGCCGTAGGACTCATAGGCAGAGGGCATGAGGATCACCTTCGTCTTGCGGAAGGCCTCCCGGATGTCTCCGGTGTTCTCCATGATCTCCACATTGGGCAGGTCGTGAACCATCTGCTTCTCGTAGCCTCCCATGACGCCGAGGAACTCGATGTCAGGGTTCCGCATGGCCAGGGCGTAGAAGAGTTCGACACCCTTGTTCCGCCAGAGGTTGACCAGCGTGACCTTCTTGCCACGCTCAGTCTTGTAGGCCGATGGCCGCACCGCAGGGTGCAAGACCATGCTGCGACCGAGGTACTTCATGTCCTGCTGGATCCAGTCGGTGTTGAAGACCGCCATCCACGGGTTCTCAGAGAGAGCGACGTAGGTGCTCTGGTGAGTGTTGTGGACGTACTGGATCACGGGGACCTTGCGCATGTTGCCCACCAGCGTCGCTCGCTCAGCGGCGTGCAGGTGGGTGATGACCAAGTCTTTGTCAAGAGTGTGGAGAGCGATGTCGTGCTTGCTCCCGTACGGCTGAACCTTGATGCCGTCGATAACGTATGGGCCTGTGACGTCTGTCTGGCCAGAGAGTAGAACCTGGACCTCGTGACCACGGGTACGGAGCTTGTAAAGGATCTCGTGCAGCGTCATCTCTGCACCGGCGTTGTGGTTGTAGCCGACGTACTCGGGGAGGTATGCAAGTATTCTCATGAGGTGATCTCCAGGATCATCTAGGAAGGGGGGTGCGAGGCCCCCTGCCCCCTCGTGAGAAGGGAGGCAGGGAGCCCCACGGTGGATCAGGAAGCAGGACCACCCGAGGTGCGGAGCGCACCGAACGGGTACTGAGTCGCCTCGTTGAGCGGGGTGATCGGGTTCGCAACCGCGAAGGCCACACGCATGACTGCACGCAGAACCTTGCCGTCCTGCTGGAACGCCGAGTAAACCACGTTGCCAGCACCGTCGGTGATGACGGCCGAGTCAGACACGGTGAAGGTCATGTCCTGACGGACACCCAGGATAGCCTTGGTGTAGTCACCCAGGATAAGCTGAGCCTTCGTGGTGTCCCACGCACCGTTCCGCATCTCGCGTAAGCTGTCTCCGTACATCGAGTTGGTAGCCGAGTCGAAGATCGGCTGGCCGTCAGTGCCACGCGCCTTACGGGCGGTCCACTTGAAGCCAGGACGAGCAACGAAGGCAGTGACGGAGAAGCCGTCAACTTCCACAAGCTCAGCCAGGTTCGCAATGTCGATGCCCACGTCGGCACCGGCACCCAGGGTCACGGCGTTACCCGCAGCCACGGCACCAGCATAGATGTGAGTCGGCCACGTCGAAGGCTTGTCGGTGCCGAAGAAGGTGGCACCGTCAATCTTGCGAGCGAAAGCCTGGGCCAGCAGCGGCTTGATCTCCTGGAGGAGGTCAATGCCAGTGTCGGCGACGTACGCGTCCGGGACCGGAACCAGAACCGCGATCTCTTCCGCGATCAGTTCCACGTTCTCCCACGCACTCGAGGTCGTCTGCTTGAAGGCAGAGTCCTTCGCCTGCTGCGAAGCGCCCGACAGCCAGTAGGCCAGCGGGTACGCGTCCAGGACGGGCATACGGTGAGTCCGGGCAGGCATGGTCACCTTGCGGAAGAGGGACATGGCGACCGACTCGGTCTCCACAACCTCAATCACGTCACGGGCCACGGTCTGCGGGATCTCACGGGGATCCGGGTCTACGCCATTCTTGTTACGGAGAATGCTGTCGTCAAAAGCCATTTGACAATCCTTTCAATCGGTTTTACTGAGTGAACAGCTTGCGGAAGTTGTCCGAGGCGGAATCGCCGGTAGACCGTACCGGCCCTCCACGGTTACCTGCAAGCAGGTCAGAAGCGGGCTTCTTCGGGATGCGGGCAGCTAGCTCCGCAGCCGACTTGGCCAACTCCTCTTCGGTGTTGCCACGAAGGAACTCAGCAAACTCAGGGTCCAACCCAGCTTGCTTGGCCGCCGCCAGTGCGGCCTTCTCCTTGGCGTAAGCAGCAGCCTCAGTCTCGGCCTTCTCGGCCCGCTCCTGAATGCGCTGCATTTCGGTCTTCTCTGCATCCTTGTACTTCTGAAGCTCAGTGAGAGCCGCATCAGTCTCTCGCTGCTTCACCCGCCGGGCCGCAGCCTCCCGGCGAACCTTGGCAAGCTCAGCACGAAGCTGGGCCTCGGTCAGGCTCGAAACGCTGTCATCGTCAACGACGTCAGTCGAAACTTCCTGAGTTTCAAAATCGTCAGACATGTAACTATTCCTATTCCTTAGTGAACCTTACCGGCCCAGTTACTTGGGTGCCCCAGGAGGGGCGGCCTTAGGGGCAGCGGCTTGCGCCTTAAGCTGCTCCTTCTGCATGGAGAGTTGCTCGGCCTTATCAGCGGCCTCTTGCTCTTCAAGCTTCTTCTGGTGCTCTGCCACAGCAGCAAGCTGGTCGGGGTCAAGACCCAGACGAGCAGCAGCGATGACCAGCGGAAGTCCACCCTGGACCTCCTTGATGAAAGCATCAGAAAGTTCAATACGCGTGTGAAGCTCAGGATCGGCCCACACAATCTCGATGTCGGGGTCAGTCGCCTTAGCGTTCCCAGTGTAGAGGAACGCGAGCCTAACGACTCGCTCCCAAGCCCATCCCATGGCGATCATACGCTGCCTGGTCTTAGAGATCAGGCCAGCTTCAGCCTGGGTCAATGTGGAGCCAGAAACGTTGGAGACCTTGCCCATCAGGTAGTGAGGGGGAGTCTTCGTGATCGCAGCCATGTCAGAGACGTCGTCCCGGACGGCCTCGAGGACCTGACGGATGTCAGCTTCCTTGAACTCGCCGAACTCGGCAGTGTCGCTGTCAGTGACCCAGAGCATGTCTGCACCTGGATCGAACGGCGGCTTCTGCTGTCCAGTCTTGGACTTGGGGAGCTTGATGCCCTTGGCCCAACGCTGCTTGTAAGCCTGCGACCGGGAGATGACCATGCGGTCCAGGATCGTCGAATTGATACGGTCCTGGATGTCGATGACATCCTCAGCCTCAGACTTGCTGATCCCCTTGTAGGAGGGGATCCAGCCTGCGTTGATGATCGGCACAACCCCGATGGGGTTGGGCTCAGGATCGCCAACAAGCTGAAGGCCGCCGCCAGCGGCTCCAGAAAGGAGTCTCTGAGTCAGCCCTGGGGTGTCCAGGTTGTTGCAGTCGTAGACCGAGGGGCCAACGTACTTGTAGATCGCGTCAGGCAAATATAGAACTGCGATGATCTGACCGAGGGTGTCATCCTGCCACATCCGAAGACCAGCCCGCGTGATCTGCGGGTTAGCCGGATCGGCTTCCGTGATGCACACTCGGGGGTCCTCAGCGGTGATGAGGGGGACGTTCGGTGAGAACAGGTTATTCGGATCTGCGGGAGACACCAGGATGTAGTTGTCGCCAAGGCTGGCGGCCGTGAGGTGGACGATCGGGCTCTGGTAGTCCATGTTGTTGGACGACCAAACCTGTGCCGCGTCGTCATCGATCTCTCCAGCTACACGAATGGCCTTGATCGTCATACGCTCAACCGGCGTGCGAGTGACCATGCCAATGTAGTTGGTACGGGCCTTGCGCTGCATGCTCTTGAGAGCCACAACGTAACGCTCATCGCCGTCCGGCAGTGGGTGGTTGCCCTCAACGTACGCCTCGAGGACGTCGTATCGGGACTGCCTGTCAACGAGACGCTGGACCAGACGGTTTAGCCACCACTCCGGGGTTCCAGGTTCTCCTACTGAGTACGCCATAGAACCTCCTTAGAAACTGTAAACATAGCCACCTGGCCCTTCCGCTTCCAGCCCACGTTGGATGGCCTCCTGTGCCGCTTCGAACGCGAGGACAGCAGCTTCCGCTACTGAGATGTAATTACGTGAATGTGTGGTCGCCTTGCGGATGTAGTGCAGTTCGCCAGGCAGTTCCTCGGTCTGACAGTTCTCGATGTGCCTTGTGAGCACCTCGGATCCGTCGTGAGTGATACGGCCACCGTATACAGCAGTCTCGAACTGCTCTACCGCCTTGGCCAGTTTCAATCTCTGGTTGGTCCAGAACTCTTCGACCACGTCTTCGTTCTCCTCGTACCACCGGCCGACGATGTCCTGCCAGTTCTGAGGTGCAGCGAAGAATAGAAGTACATTGTGAATCTCGAGCGACAGGCGCACGAACTCATCGACCTCAGTATATGGGATCTCAGCCAGCTTCTGATTGTCCGGAGTCTCCCAAGCCTTCAGAACGAAGATCGCGCTGTCCTCTAGGCGGCATGCCACCAGGGCAGCCGCACCGTTCCGTGTCTGACCACGGAAGCCAAGGGCAATCTTGTCTGTAGACCTAAGAGGACGGACGTCAGGGTTGTGGAGAGAGTCCCACACCTTGGGGTTCAGCCAGGCTGTACCACGAATGACCCGCTGGTTGAAGTAGAAGCGTCGAGCATCTGCTTCGCTAGTAGCGGGGTCATTGATCTCAGCCCAGACACGATCCAGGTCAATCCAGTAAGCGTCACCGTACACTTGCTTCAGAGCGGCGAATGCCTGCTCCTTGTCGTAGATGTCTTCGACATAGACCTCAGCCGAATCGTAAAGCATCTTCCGCTCGAGTTCGCCTCGGCGGATACGCTCCTCGAGCATGTCCGTGTCTTCTGCAATGGAGCCCTCACCGGGGACCGGGGCGTTAGTGGTCTCAATGGACCGGCCACCGATCTTACCGAGGTTACGACGGATGGTATTGGCGAACTCTCGTGACTCGTTCTCAATCCAGTGATGGGTCTCATCAAGAACTGCGAACGTCGGTCGCTTGCCTTCAGCACCACGGGGTGATGTGGTTGTACGCTGAATCAGGCCCCCGCCGGGGGCACGGACACGAGAGAGTGCAATATCAAGGTCGTATGCGTCGTATGCAGGACCCTCGGAGAGCATTTCGCGCACCAGGGTCATGGTGTTCTCAGCCTGGTCTTCCGTGACCGCAGCTAGCTGGATAACAGGGGTGTTGGCTCGCTTGCCAACCGCATTGCCATTCTTGTCCCAGTGGGAGAAGCGGACCGGGCCAAGCAATTCAGTGCAGCAAATGGCTGCCAGGAGTGGGGACTTGCCCCACCCCTTTGGCCTGCTAAGCATGGCTCTGTTATAGAGCCACTTGCCTTCTTTGTCGATGGCGTAGAAGTTGAGGACGAACATGGCCTGCTCTGTGGTGTACTCCCACAGTGCGCCCTTTGTTTCGCCGTCTGGCTGAGCAAGGTAAGTGGATCCCCACTTCAGCACACCCCAACCAAGGGTGTGCTCTGGAATACCTAGTGGGATCATGTCACTCTTCCTTTAGCTTAGCCTCCTGGGCTAGCTCGGCGGTTCGCGCGAGCACCTTTTCCAGATAATTAACGCCATCGGCGGCAGCAGCCTCAATGGTTTCATCCTCAGTGGAAGGAGAGTCACCTTGGATTACCATTCGCAGCTTCAAGCGGTCCTCAAACGTACTGCCGAGTGCAGCGACTCGGCGACGGAGTTCACCAGCGAGCGCAACGTGCTGTGCCGCCGACATCTTACCGAACCAGAAGCGGGTGTGGAGAAACGCAGTCTCCAGCAACATCTCCCAGTCGGAGTCTTCCATGATGGTGGCCTGTGCAGAAGCACGCCACATTGCATACCACTCAATTGTCCGAGGGTGCCATTCGACATCCTCCGGAAGCTCGGGGCCACGAATGACCCCGTCTGCCACGACAATTACCTTGTCAAAGGTAGCCTTGTTGCGCCTGAGCGCATCTTCTTTCGGTGCTGGGCCTGTAATTCCCATTCTAACCTCCTGGATCAGAATTGAAGAAGAGCCCGCCGAATCCCTTCATTGAGGCTGATCTTTGGACGGTAAATATCGAAGAGCTTGCCGGGGTGGCCTACCCTGTGGATAACGCCAGTCGGCTTGTCAAGCTGGTAGGTAATGGCATCGTCGGGGAGATCCTGCCTCGCCCATGCGCGGTAAGCCCGCTGCATAAGCTGCCCCATGGTCGTACCACGACCGGTGCAGAGATTGATCGGCTTCTGGTAGTCAGCCTTGATGATCGCCATGCAGGCATCGATCATGTCATCGATGTGGATCCAGTCGCGGGTCTGCTCCGGAGGACCCCAGACCGAGAAGTCGCCTTCAACGGCCCTCGAGACGATCGACATGAATGGATAGTCAAGAGTCTGATTCTCGCCGTAACCGGAGAAGGGGCGCACGATGTGAGCATTCAGTCCCAGGGTCTGTGCCTGCTGGACCAGCCGCTCACCCGTGAGCTTGGCCCATCCATAGTGGGCATCCGGGAGGAAGGTCCGGAAGTCTCTGGTGTCCAGGTCGTACTCCCTCAGCTTCCGGGGGATGTCTCCATTCTGGAGACGCACCGGGTAGGCAGCCGAGGAGGAGAAGTACAGGAGCCGTGAGCCCGTCTGAAGGGCATACTGGACCGCTGCGGCGTCCAGGGCCAGGTTGTTAGCCAGAGCCATGTTGTTGCCGTCGATGGTAACCCGACCGCCCACAGTGTAGGCAGCGTGGACGATCAAGTCGTACTGCATCGACCAGCCGCTGCGGAAGAAGTCGATGGCATCGCCATCGGTCACAATGTCCTTGACGTTGACGTCCCAGCCAAGGCCGTCGAGGTGATCCACGAAAGCTGAACCGATGAAGCCGGACGAGCCGGTAACCAGAGCCCTCATGACCCCTCCTAAAGGTGTCAGTAACTGTTCGATCCGAATGCTTGAGGTTTGAAAGGAAGTTAGAGGCACCTTGTATTTAGGGGTTTGGCCGGTTCTCAGCCGATCATGGGACGTAGCCCAAGGTCTTGAATTTCTCGATATCGTAGTATCGACATCTCTGAATGATGTTCTTCATGACCACCTCCTCGGTGGCCAACTCCGTAGCCCTGATCACCTGATCGATCTTGTGATCGCGGTGTCGGTACGAGGTCGGGGTGTGGTGCAGGTGGAAGCCGTCATCCAAGATGCGGGCGACTGGCCCCCGTAGGAGCGTCAGGACGTTGTGCAGGATGGCATCCTCACCGTAGGTGATCTGCGGCCATCCACAGATGGAGATAAAGGCATCCGTCGACAGGATCAGCGCTCCTGCCTCCATGGTGCCCTTGGTTCGCTTGGATCGAAGGGCCTCAAAATCGAGGCACTTCTCTTTCTCTACCCCTTGTATTCTAGTCAGCGGTCCATAAGGCAAGACACCCGAACCACCCATTTGGGCATAGTTTGTGGCAAGCATCACAGTCTCGAGGGAAACCACCATGTCTGAATCGACGAAGAAGAGGTATTTGTACCCTTTTCGTATGGCTTCGTACGCTCCGACGTTCCTGGCCTGGCCAGTGGTGTCGGCCTTGCCACGGAACACCTCGAATCTCTGGCCGTAGTACTCGGAGGTCAGCTTGAAGTTATTGGCCCGTTCGACCGTTACGTTGTAGTGTGGGATGATGCAGGCTACTTCCGCCTCTCGCACCCCAAAGGGGAGCACTGGCAGCGTCGACATAGCGTCTCCAGGTCGTCATGATCAGGGTAACGAGGGTTGTCGTCACCGTCGACTCCCCTACCCACGAAGGAGACCCCTTTTAAACCCTCTGAGAAGGCCACTGACGGCCCAAAGTACTGGGTCCAGTACTGGGCATGGGTAAGGTTATCTGAGGCCGCTACGGGCCACACAGCATCATGTAGCCAGGATTGATCATAGTGTTCGGCGTACTCGCTGCTCGGCCGCATCGACGTCGGCAACTTGCCCCGGATCTTGGAGGCAGCCTCCTGGGTGCAGCCCCACATGCCAGCCAGCATGGCCGCATGGTGGGCGGGGTGGTCCCGCATCACGTGGAAGCCCTTGCCGGAGTCCTCCCAGTCGCGTACGGCCCGGACCTCTCGAGGAGTGCCCCGGCTGTCAGCGTCCCGAAATAGGAAATGGGACACATCAGTGTCCCGGAGTGCCCAGAACCGCCACATAGTGGCAGTCCAGTCCGTCTTGTAGCCCGAAACTTGTACAATTTCGGCCCCATATCGGCCCACTACGTGCGAAAACCGCTCCGGTGTCCCGTCAGGGACATAGAAGCGGCATGTGTAGTCCGGTAGGAGGTCCTGGTAGAGGGCGGCGTTCTTGACCGCCCCCTTCCAGTACGTCTGATTTGACCCGAATATCGAGAAATTAATCAGTTTCGTCGACATCGTCAGCCTTTACGGCGGCCACGATCTCCTCAGCAGCCAGGTCTTCCTCAATCTCGGCCAGAATGGCCTCAACGTCGTCAGACACCTCAGCGGCTGACACCAGCTTCAGACGGGTCTTGTAGAGGAGATCCGAGCTATTATCGGCAAAAACCACCAGGAACTGCTCCAGATTAGGAATAATCCGGTTCTGGTGCTCAGACAGGACAACCCCGACCCTGCCGGTGGAAATGTCCTTGACCTTGTCACCCTTGTTAAATGCGCTCATTGCGTGCTCCAAACTTGGTAAGACGATAGACCTGGGCCTTGATCAGGATGCGACTGGCAATCCACCCCAGGAAGGCGAACGTCCACTGGACCGTGAAGCTGAGGATGACCAACCCGGCGAAGAGGACGACTAGGATCATGATAGCTGCCTCGCAATCTTCCTAAGCTCCATGTTCTTGAACCTGATGAACTCCATCTGATCGGCGTTGGCGATCTCAGGGGCGTTCACTCTCTCGTAACCCTCGTCCCATGCCGCTGCATTCCCGAGGGGGTGAACATGTTCCACGATCACGTGGGGCAGGTAGGTGGCTTTGTTGATCGACTTGCCCATCGCCAACCAGGCATCATCAACGAAGAGGTGACGGAAGGTGGGCGGAGCCATCCACCCCAGTCGACGGACCCAGTTGGCATCCATACCGACCTGGGTCGGGATGCGGGGTCCTTGGATCTTGTCGTCTCCCCAGACGATCCCTCCACCCTGAGCACGGAGAGCCTCGAGGTACTCGAGGTCCCAGCCAGCAGTGCGAGGCATGTGATCATCACCCAGGAAGACCAGCATCTCAATCTGATCATCTTGGACCATAAGGTTGGCACCGAAGTTCAGGGCGTTGACCATGCCCCGTCCGGGGTGGGCAAGCCGGTTCATCCGGGGGTACTGATCGAAGGTGGGGTCAGAGTCATCGACGATGAACGCTACCAGCGGGTTAGTGTGGCTCAAGAGGCGAATCGCCTCGAGCAGCCGATGGGCGTTGTCAGGCCGACCGAAGGACGGCACCAAGATCGCAACAGACATTCTCTCTCCTCCGCAAAAAATTTGCCCCTGGCAAATCATGATCGCAAGCTTTTGGGAGCTTGCACTTATGGGCGACGGACGTCGCCCCATAGACGGGGACACCCCGTCCACCCCGTAGTCTTAAGCTTGGCTCCATTAAGAGGACCAAGCTCAGGGGCCGAAGGCCAAGATCGTCTATATAGGGGCTCTCTCAAAGGAGCCCCTCTTATAGAGCGCCGTACGGCGCTCATTGTCTTCGAAGTGGCTCCCGTGTGGGCGGGAGCCCTCTGTATCAGCCCCCCTAACCCCCCGCTCTCGGGGGGAACTTCTCTCGTCGAAGTTAATCCCTGTCATAGGCCAGGAGGTTAGGACACTTCGAAGGGTGTGAATCTGGTCACCACTACATGTAGTGGCTTCGTAGGGGCGCAACCCCTAGATCTAGTACCCCTGTCTGTCCTATCTGGAACCCGCTTCGAACAAATCACCGCCTTCTATGACCCCAGGTAGTTGCTCAAGCAACCTATTGATGAGCCTGATCTGAGTGCTGTGGAGATCCACTAGCCCATGATGAACGCCCTGAGAGCCATTCTAAGCCCCCACTCCCCCCGTACCCTAGTACAGCTATCTCCCCCCCCTGAAAGTGCCTCAGAAGCCAGTACAACGGGCTGGAGGGGCCTTCTAGTGAGTATATGGAACCCGTACGTGTATTCTTAAGCGGGGTG